CCTCTTTTTCTAAGGAGGGATAACGAATGGCACGGATGGTATTGAAAGGCCCGCAACAGGATTATAGGGTTCAGGGGTATGTGTTTGTTCGGAATGGGGAGCCCCAGAATGTTCCGGCAAGCTTGATGTGTTACCTGATGGGTCTTACCAATTCGGGGGCTGCTATTTTTGAAAGGGTTCCGGATGTAGAGGATCGGGATGCGGAACCTTTGATAAGGACTACTCCAAAGGTTGAAGTTCAGGAGAAAAAAGTTGAGATGGATACCGAAGTCCCGGTTGAAACGATGAAGGTGACTTATGAATTCCCCTCTGTTGTAACTGAAGAAACTCTTTCAAAGATGTTGAAAAATGACCTTGTTGAAATGGCCCGGGTGAAGTATGGTATTGATGTGCCGGGGAAAGAGTTGAAGGCTGTTGTTATTTCCGCCATCCTTGAAGCTGAGGCGAAAAAGGCGGACTAGAGGGGAGATGTAGGTGATGTGGTTAGTCCCTGTTAGTAAGGTTCTTGAAGCCTTAAAAATGGATTCTGATACAGATATAGATAACGTTATCAAGCAGGGGCTACATGCTGCCACGGGAGTTGTGTCTTCTATCCTCCGAACGGATTTTGATAAGAAGACGGGGTTTAAGGAGAAGTTCTTCGTACCCGAGTATGCAGATGGTTCCGTTGGTTTGCTGCTTTCCCGGGGGTTTGTGTCTGACCTTACAGAGGTGGAAATATTAGATTTCCCCTACTCAACATCAGGAACGAGTGTTTTAACCACGTCCGTAGTTGCTTTAGAGAGGGGTACAGTGAGGGTGTACCCTTCCTATACCCCTCCGTACTATCTGCAAGTCACGTATGATTGTGGGTTTTCTGTAGATCCGACGACGGCTACCCTGTTCAAGCAGTCGGAAGTTCCAGAATGGCTGCAGAGCGCCGCGGTGTTGGCGGCGGTGATTCATATGGATGCGATGCACCCTACTCTAAGGCATGATCGAAAAGATCCAAGGGAAATCCCGGAAATGAAGAAAGAAATGTATGGATTGCTGCAGAGTCATATTCGTTATGAGCCAATGATGCTTAACCCAATGAGGTGAGTTTGATGGAGGAGTTTATTTCCTTAAAATACAGAGGTCAGGTTTTCAATAGTGCCCGATACGGGTTGAACCGGGTGTCTATTGCCGCAACTACTTTTGTTGAAAGGAATACTCCAAAGGTAAGGCAACTCCTTAGGCAATATTTGAAATCAATTGCAAAAGAACTGGCGCAGTTACATGGAACGCAATGGCCTAGTGGGACTACCCCAACAACGTTGTCAAGGAGATCTGGAAAGTTAGTTCGGTCATTGCTGGAGCGGGTTGAAGTTACGGGTACAAATCTTGGGGCTGTTAAGGGGCATATTCGAACGGTGGGGTATGGGGCGGTACATGAAGAAGGGGCCTCCATTTCCGCAACGCACAAGACGTATCTTGCAATCCCCTTGCCTGACGCATTAGATTCCCGAGGAGTTCCAAGAAAAAGATCAGCTCGTGAATGGGATCGAACTTTTGTTTTGGAGTCCAAAAGTGGGAATCTTCTTATTGTGCAGAGAAACGGTAGAAACTTAACCCCCCTGTATATATTGAAGCAGCAGGTGAAAATCCCGCCCAGATTGGGGTTGAAATCTGCTTTGGAGCGGGGGATGCCTGATTTGGTGAGAAGAGTTCAGGAGCAAATCGGTAAGGAGTGGATTGAATAATGGCAACCAAGACGGTAAGGGAATTGGCAGTTGAGGCACTTATTTCCCAACTCAATGAGATGACCATTGGGGAACCGGAAGCTGATCCCTATACCGTTGCTTGGGGTCTGATTTCACGGGCTGATTTGTCTACTTTTGATAAAGGAAAGAAGTACATTCTTGGGGTGTACGATACAGAGGAAGAAAAATCTGAGAAGTTGTATCCAACGGTTGATTGTTCCCTTCGAGTTATTTTGGAATTTTACTATCGAACAGCGGTTTCCGAGGTACCCTCAGAGCAGTTGAATAGGATTTTGGGGGAAGTTGAACGAAAGTTGAGAGAAGATCGTACCCTAAAAGGCACAATATATGATATAGTATTCGTTGGAAATGAACTAGACATTGATAGTCCGTATGATGATTATGTTTCGGCTATGATGGTGATTGTGTTGAAGTACCGTCACCATGTAGACGATCCGAGGAGGTCAGCCTAATGACAACGAAAAAGATGATGACTGAAAAGGAATCGGGGATTGTAGCCGATGTTTTTGACGTTGTAGAAGAGAAGCCGATTCCTGTTATTCAGGAGGCACCAAGCGGAGTAGGTGGGCGATACATCGAAATTGGGGGCGGAAAAAGGATACCCGCATCCGAATAAGAAAGGGGATGTTCTGAGATGACTCAGAGGGTAACTGCGAAGACGTTTTCTGGTAATGCAAGGCTTTATGACGGTACGCTGGCGGACATCATTCAGAAGATGTCCATGACGTTGAACCACCTGAAGATGAGGGATATTGCAGACCTTACAGATAACTCCGGTGGTGCAACAGCAGATGGAACGATTGATGCAATTCCTATTGCAACCCTTGTTGATGTTAATGGCACCAACCTGTGTAGCAAGACTGCTATGGACACCGCTCTTGGAGAAGCAAAGGCTGCGATTCAGGAACTCGGGGCAAAGCTTTCCGCTATGTATGCCGTTGTTACTCCCCACTCTTTAACGAATAATCTGGGCGGGACAAATGATGGCACGATTGGAGCCATCACGAAATCCTTCACGGCTGTTGATACCGCCGGGGTGCATGGGGCGGATTTCAATACGGCAATTACGGCAATTAGAAACTCAATTGCCACGCTTGCCAAAGAGCTTAACTACCTTTGCTATGCATGTGGTGTTGACAAGCTGGTGGATAACTCTGGGGGTACGGCTGCAATTAATCATACCCTTTCTGCTTTGACTGTCACCACGGGGAATGCAGGTACTACGAACTCCGTTTCCAAAACCGATGGCGATGCCATCATGTCTGCTGTTGCTGCCGCTGTGAAGGAACTTGCAACGAAGATGAACTCCCTAATTGCTGCTTCAACCTACGTTGCTTGTGACGTTGTGGCAGTAGAAGAGTAGGTGATCTAGGATGAGTCCGCTGCTCACTAGGAGGGCTTTGGTCCTCGCAAAGATTGAGTCCTCTTACAACACAGATGCTTCTCCTGTGGTTGGGACGGATGCGGTGTTGGTGGAGTCCCCGGATTATTCCATCGAACCGAACCTGCTTGAAAGAAACTTTGTGCGGGATGACCTATCTCCTATTGGGTCAGCGGTTGGGCGGAAACTTGCCAAGATGTCCTTTGGAGTTGAACTTCGTTCCAATGGGGCAACCAATGGTGGGACTCTGGGGAATGCTTGTATCCTTGGTAGACTTTTTAGGGCTTGTGGGTTCTCAGAGGCGGCTGCCTCAGGGGCGGGAACAATTGGAGCTGTTAATGCTCTTGTAGGTGGTACCACGGTGTCGTGGTCTGCTGGCGGGGCAAACTCAACTAAAGAACTTAGAAAGTATAGGCTTTCTGTTGTTCTTGGTGGGGCGTCGGCTACCGCTAAGATTCGAGTTACTAGTCCGCATGATTCCAGTATCCTTCCGGATGAGGGGGTTAGTGCAACTGTTCGCCCCGGAGGAACCATTACGGCAACCGTAACGCAGACCAATCCCCTAACCCCGTCTATTGCTCTTGGCGGGACGTTCCATGTTGGGGATGTTATTGACCTTACGGTGAACGGGATCCCCTTGACGCATACGGTGGTTGCAGGAGATACAGACCTGTCGGGGTTGGCCTCCGCTCTGGCAACGAAGATTACTGCTTTGCATACCCTCATTTCAGCTACCAGTTCCACGTCCACGATCAATATTACGTATTCGGGGGCTGCTGCCGGGACGGTTGTTACGTCCGGAACTACGGCTCTTAGCCTTGGTAATAGTGGCGGGACACTTACTCCGACATGGACTGGGAACCTTACTCTGGGAGATTGTTGGCAGGTTGTCGTTACCCCGGTTGGATTGAAGTACCTGCCTGTTTCCTCCGGGTTTGAAAGTATCACCCTTTATATGTACCTTGACGGCACGCTTCATAAGCTGACGGGGGCATACGGTACTTTCACTCTGAACGCAGAAGCAGGTTCATATGGAAAAGTACAGTTTGAGTTTACCGGGCAGTATGTGGCTCCGGTTGATGCTGCCATTCCTTCCGGAGCAGTTTTTGAAACAACGACTCCTCCGATGCTTGAGTTGGCAAAATTGGTAGTCGGGAACCTCTCCCCGGTGGTTAATGCTGTTTCCTACGATCAGAAAAACACGATTACTCCTCGTCCGGACATCAATATGAGCGATGGGTATAATGGTGTTATGATTACGGGACGTGCGCCTGAGGGAGGAATTGACCCGGAAGCGACCCTTATGAAAGACCTGAATTGGTGGGCCAAGTTGTCCACCGCTGAGAAGATGGGTCTTAGACTGAGGGCTGGAACGGTAGATGGGAACGTCATTTGGTTGTGGGCTCCGAGGGTTCAAATCACTGGGCTGGGTTATCAGGACAGAGAAGGCATAAGAACGTATGATGCCAAACTTTCCTTTACCCGGCTGGCAGGCAACGACGAAATTATGTTCGTGTTCGCTTAGGGGATGTAGGGATGATCGGGGGCCTAGTTAATCTAGGCCCCTTTTTGCTGTTGTGCAACTAATTGCAAACCCGTATAATGTTGGAAAAGGAGGGGTTCATAATGCTTGTAGGATTGAATATCAATGCCACTCGGGAGTACGTTTCAAAGCTTGACCCGGATAAGGGGACTGCAAAAGAAACCGTTTTCACCCTTGGAACTTTGGATACGTATGTTATGGGGAGGGTGAGAGATAAACTCACCACGATTGAATCTGTTACATTTGCAGGAACGGATGCGGTTCCTGCAACCCAGCTTCAGATTCATGCTTCCCGGATTGAGGCTTGCCGATTTGGGATTAGGGGTTGGAAAAACCTCGTCGATGAAAATGGGAAAGAGATCGAGTTTAAGACGGACACGATTACGGTTGGGTTCAAGAGGTATGAAGTGGTAAAGGAAGATCTGTTGAAGATTATCCCGCTTGATGTTCTTTTGGAGTTGGCGGACGTTATCCTTAAGGACAATACTGTTACGGAAAAAGAAGTGGGAAACTCCGAATCGGCATAATTACCCTAGAAATGATGCCTGAGCTTGATTGTGCGACCTGTACAGAGGCTCAGAAAATTGAAAGGGGTTGTTATGCCGTTCAATTAGAGGATGGCAAGTGGGAAAGGGGTTCTATTATTCCCACACAAATTGACGGGAAGGACTATTATTTTTGCCCAAGACGAATAGTCAACGAGAGTAAGGATCTGCTTTTTGATGTGCTGGAAGCCTATGCCCATTATAAAAATGGTTTCCTGCCTGACCCCGGAAGTATCAATGAACAACCCCATAGGTTGATGAAGTTGGTGCTTCTTGTGGCGAAGGTCATTGCCGAATGTGAAGAACAGCAACGACAGGAAGCTGTGAAGAAGACGAAACACAATGGATAGAAATGGGGTGGGTTTATGGCACTTTCACAGCAGGAATTAGAGTTTAGATCGGAAGAGC